TTAGTCTCTCTTCAAGAGCTAGGCGTTGTCGTTGTTGCTCAGGCGACACAATAGACTGTAGTTGATCGAAGATGCCCTGAGTAGTCTGTGACACATTAGGGTTAATCTGTCCCGCTGTTGTGTTGAACAGTTGGTTGATTCGGTCTCTCTGGGCTTGTAGAGCTGGATCAGAGGACTGTCCAGCCTGTAGGAACTGATTAGCTCCAAACAGGGCGTTGTTCTGTATGTTCTGCTCAGTGTCCGATAGGTTAACACCAAAGCCTCCTGTAGCGTTTGTAGCTACATTAGAGCCTGTTCCAGTGGTTACAGTGAACGGCCTAAACTCTAAGCCGCTGCTTAGATTGCTAGAGATGTCCTGTAGCTGCTGCTGTCCTAATGCTCCTGAAGCTCTTGCTGAATCAGCAGCGCCTGAGCCTATAGTGTACTGCCCAGCAGCCCCTAAGAGTCCTGAGAAGATTTCAGATAGGTCTGCCATTATATTAGCCTTCCAATTGTTGATTGTATGTTAAGTTCTTGTAGCGACAGGGAAGAGCCTTCAATAACAGCTTCCACGCCCACTGTGACAACAGAGCCTGAGCCGCCTACATTAACGTCTGCTCTACTGGTTAAGACACCAACAGAATACTCTGATATGCCATATTCGCCTATGTTGTATTCAGCAATCCCTGAAGTGCCTAGCACAAAAGGTCTACTGTCGTAGTTCTCTTTATAGTCATAGCCCCATCTAAAGTTACCTGTAGCTAGGTTACCGCCTATGATGGTGGCTCTAATCTTCTTCAGAAACTTTAGATTAGCTGGAGCGTCAAACGTCAAAGGATGACTGAAGTAACGCATCGTGTAACTAGCGCCTTCATCGTCGTATCCATTGTACTTTGCGATGCCGTTTTCTACGCCTAAGTAGAGTGTGCCATCCCTGTCCCGAAGGAAACTTTCTAATTCTGTTGAGGGCCATTTAGTCACTCGGTAGCTTTGGTTCTCTAGGAGGCCTCTTACATCGAAGCAATAGACCACTGAAGAGTCTGTTAAAGACAACAAGTAGAAGGCATTCTCAGGGCTATATACAGCCTTAATGATGTTGTCGCTCTGCGCAGCTATTGCGCTAAGCAGTTCATTTCTAACATTCTTAGACACATCAGCCATTGGTAAGCTGTCTTCTTGAATGGTTCTGCCCAGGCTGCGTAGCCCTGCAGAGGATAGAAACAACAAGTCAGGCCCAACAGCATGAACAGTGTCTCTGGCTATACAGCCTACACTGTCTGTGGTGTCTACGAGCTGCATAGTTGAAGGACTTTCAGCTCCTGAGTACATCAGAATAGATTCTTTACCGAAGATGATTAAGTAGCCATTGTGAGCTGCTAAGGCCACTATCTCGTCATAACCTCTAGGCCAATGCTTAGCCAGATCAATAGAGCCACTAGAGCCTGAGTGCCACACTAGTCCGTTTAGGAAATCAGACCAATAGACAACTTGCTTATCGTCTGTGATGTCTGCAACCCATAAGCGACCATAGGCTGCTAACACTTCGTTGCCTTCCTGTACAGTGCCTGAATAGCCATGAACGTCTGTCATGGCTTCAACAGCTCCAGAGGCTGTGCTATACACTAAAGGCTCATGGTCTCTTTGGAAGAAATAACACTTCCCTGCTAAGGAGACCATCTTCCAGTCATTGCCTGTCACTGTGTAGCTTCCAGGAGTCTCATCAGTGAGCGTAGTAGTGCCTGAGAAGATCTTGTTATTTCCTGTTGAGAAGATAGTCTCGTTACCTGAGCCATCAACAAACTCAAACATGCTAACAATACCATTGCTAGAGCCTAGTGGAGCAGACGAAGCAGTTAGCTGGCTTATGCCCTTTCTAGAGCCTATTCGTCCATACTGATCTATCACACAATGGTCTGCAACACTTGCCCACGTACTGTCTAGCCCTAAAGGACTGTCCTGCGTGTTCAGCCCACTAAAGGACGGTGCAGATATTGTGATGTTCTGTAGCTGGTTCAATTAAACAGTCTCCCAGACCATCTCTTCAGCATAGCGTGAGGCATCTAAAGCAATGGCATCAGCTAGGTAGGTGTCAGCTAAGGCGAGAAGCTCTGCAGCACTTGTACCGCCTGCTTCGCCACGCTCTCTAGCCGCTAAAGCCAGAGCCATATAGATGACAGCTTGTGTAGGCACTGTTAAGACATCAGCGTCGTCTGTGAAGTCTGCTGTACGCTTAACCACTTGGAAGGTGAGACTATACACACCATTAGGCGTAGGGTACACTTCTAAGTTAACATCGCCGTTAGCGTCATTGTTTCTGTAGGCAAAGTCAGAGGGAACCCCTTCAGAGGTGTCTGTCAGCCTTACGCTATCGAAATACTGTGGAGTCCTGTAGTGAAGCACAGTGCTTGAGGTGCTGTTTAAAGCATTCAGAAGCTTGAAGTCCTGACCAGACCCTGTTAAGGGGTATTGGTAGTCAGACGCTGCAGTAGTCACTGTGATGGTGTCTCTCAAAGAAGACCAATCCCAAGACTGTTCTACAAACTTCTTAGCATCATTAACGAAGTCTCCAACAAGAGTTGAATAGCCTGTCTCATTATATGTGCTTACCTCAGTCTCTCTGAGCCTGCGCAGCACTGCGTTAACTACTTGTAAGTATGTCATACTCTCGTTATCTCGGTCTTGAACTTAAATAGGTCTCCAAAGAGACTCTCAGTTGTTCTTGTTGGGTCATCTCTAAAGGACACAGCAGGCATATCAAATAGCTGTGCAATCATGGAAAGATCTAAGCTAGGCAGGTTTATCGAAGTAGACGGAATAGCCTCGCTTACAGCGTCTTCAGCAGCCGCTAAAGCATCTGATACAGTCTCTATGGCAGGCTCAGCAACATCAGCTATAGCATCTGATACAGTCTCTATGGCAGGCTCAGCAACATCAGCTATAGCATCTGATACAGTCTCTATGGCAGGCTCAGCAACATCAGCTATAGTGTCTCCTACAGCGACAGCCGCTTGCTCTATAGGCTGTGCTACATCTGTTAGTAGATCACTAGCACCATCTTCAAAGTCACTACCAAAGGCAGCTAAGGGGTCTAATATTTCAGTCTGAGCTACATCGCCTAGGTCGCTCACAAGGCTCGTCAGAGGCTCTACAGCGTCGTTTAAGGCTGACCCTGCCTGCACTACTGGCTGTATGCCATAATCGTCTACAGCGGCTGCTACGGCTGCTAATACGGGAGGAACTGAGAAGTCTGGTAAGTTTAGGTCTATGTTAATATCAGAAAGCATTCCAGTGTTGACATAGTCTAGCAGGGCTCCTTTAAGGTCGCCCTCAACAAGACTATCTACTACAGAGTCTCCAATGTTGAAAGCACTGGTATCATAAGAGCCGTCGTCTATGGCTAAACCACTAGCGTCTCTAGCTCTGTCAGCGTCTATGTTATTCTGTAGGCCTCTGTTCACGGCAGAGGCTCCAGCGTTCAGAGCCCAATCAGCAAGAGCTCTCTCACTATCCCCGTTAGCTAAGGCGTTGACAGTGCTGTCTGTGATGGCTAGAGGAGTCCCTGCTATTCCCATAACCTCGTTCACTTGCTCTGTTAAGCTCGCTAGGGGATTGAAGCCTACAGCGCCTGCTATGTTAAGAAAATCACCTAATCCAATATCGCCATCAGAGACGCTTATAGCAAGCTGTGCTGCTTTCGCAAAAGGCGCTAGAGGCGGGATAAAGGCCGAGATGACAGCAAGGATTGGAGAAATCCCTTCAAGTAAGTTAAACTCCTCATACGGCTTAATACCAGTGACTGTGAAGTCTTCAAAGGCTACAGGCTCTACTACATAGTCCCATAGATCATCCTGACCAGCCTCTGCCAGCTCTAATGTCCTTGCATTGTCTGCTAAATACTTTTCATATTCGGCTCTGGTTCCCTGCCTAGTGGTGCTAGAGTCTGCTTTAATTGCATAGTTTCCACTAGGGCCTGTAGCGCGAGCTATGTAGCCGTAAGGGTCGTTAACAGGCATCTATCGCTCTCTCGACACTGCTTTAACTTTCTCAAATGTACGCAGACCTGCTAAGCCTAACATACCCAATACTAATTCCATTAAGTTGTCTGTAGCGATCTCTGGAAGCACAACGTCAGCGCCTATAGAGGCTACCACTGCTGCTGCTATAGGGCCGAGGACAAACGCCCAAGCCACTCCAAAGCCGCACACCCAACCTATGAAGGGTCTCCAGCCAGCTACGAAGATGCTCTTGTGAGCTGCTTCTACTTTATTGATTTCAAGTTGGCCTTGTAGGGCTGCGTTGGCTGCTGTGACGAGTTCTTTCTCGATAGTCTCTTGAGCCTCAGCTCTAGCGCCTGGGTCTGGAATAAGCCCTGTAATTTTGTCTATGACGGGGCCAAGGAAGGGAAGTATGTTCATTAGTCTATTTTCCTATTAAGGAACTTCAGAGCCAGCTTACGAAACTCTTGTTGACCTATGTAGCCTATGGTGGCTGCAGCGAAGTGGGTAAGCTCTGCAGGCGACCCCATAGAGGTTAAAGCCCAACCAGCCCCTACACCTAAGAAGCCACACATTAACACTTCTAAGAGGATGTGCACTGGTCGAGTTTCTTCTTCGTCGTACAACACTCTAAGCAACGCTAAGACGCCTGCAAAGAAGAAGTTATAGGCTCCTAAGGGAAGACTTCCTAGTGCTTCCTTAAAATCATCAATCATTCTCATCTTTTCCAGTTGTTCCATATTCACGGAGACTGAATTTAATCTATCTCGTCTTAGACAGTAGTTAAGTTAGTTGTGCTTTCTTAAAACTGACGACTTGTGCTACCATAACAGCGATAGCGCCTGTGCTGGCTACATAGCCTAAGATGTTCTCTGGGATACCAAAGACGTTCAGAAAAGGAACGTAGATGATAACCGTAGGTAGAACAGCTAAGGCAAAGTTAATGTAGGTACTAGATCGTTTGAAAAACTCTTTGTTCAATTTAATCATAGTAATCCTAGTAAAGTATTTAGACGCGCTTTATCTTTCTCCGATACCTTCTTGCCTTTAATGATTCTCGGAACAGGGTGCATCTTTGGGCCTT